TATTATTATGATTATTATTATTATTATGTGATTTCTTACAATCACAATTAAGATCATTACATTCGCATTTTATTTTGCTACAATTTCCATTAATACACCCTAAATAATCTATGGAATCAACTATAGAATTATAAGAATTACTATTTACTTGTTCTTTCATTTTATTTTGCGTGAGTATTTCTTTTGAGTTTAATAGATTATTATTTTGATTAATATCTTCATTTAATTCTTCACTGTAAAATATAATTTTATTTTCATTTACCATTATATTATTATAATATTACTAATATAATATAATATATTTTTTTGATTATAATTGCTTTTTTTATTTTATTATTTTATTATTTTATTATTTTATTATTTTCATTTTATTATAAAGAAATAATGCTGTAATAATAATTAATAATAAAATACTATTTTCGACAATTTTAAATTGTGTTAATAAAGTGGTATCTTGTAATCGTCCATTATTTGCTCCGCCAAACCCTAATAAAGTAGTAAGCTCATTATTTCTGTCTTTTATTCTTACATTTAAAGCAATGATTGTTTCATCATCAAAACTATTTAAATAATTTATAGAAGAAATATCTCTGCTAATTCTGTCTAATTCGGCAAATAAGTTTTCATATTTTCCTTTTAAAATAAAAATTTGTGCATCTAAAGCTCTATCATTAAGAATTGTAGGACTACATATAAAATTTTTAAAAGCATTTGCTAAATTTCCGTTTCCATTTTCTGAAAAATTTACCTGATCAATTTTTAGTAACTCTTCATAGTTTTTTAGCTCCACTATTTTATCTTTATAGATTTGTGGATTTGATATAACAATATCGCGATTAATGCTATTAATTATTGGTTTTTTATAATAAGCATAGTATTTTTTAGGTGCGTAAACTTTATTATCTAGCAAATAATTAAAGCATTTATTTGGACTATTTGTGCCATTATTATATAATATGTTGCTACAAGAATCTCTATTTTCAGTTTGTATAGTATATGGAGAAAATGTGGCATTAAATAAATTTAAAGCTTTTGCTATAATTGAATTATCGCCTATTACAGATGATGAGCTTGAATAATCGGGTTTAGGTATATAACAATTAGTATAATTATTAGTACCTATAGATGAAACGTCATTGATTAAAAAAAATTCACTGTTATTTCTTAAAGCTTTTATTTCGCAATCTCTCACGCTGGGAGCTAAATATTTATTATATGAGTTCATTAAAGTCATATTAAAGCTTGCTTCTGTCATTATATTAGGTCGTTCATAACACTTATCAAATGTGAATAAATCTTGATTATTATTCATTATTATACTATTATATATAGTTATTATATTACTATATATAATAAAACTTGTATTATATATCTAAATTTAATATAACTTACAAATTCTATAAAATTCTGATTGAATAGCTGTTCTGCTGCTTCTCTCTATTTTAACAACATCATCGGGTCGAATTCCTAAAACAATTGATACTGGACCGAAAAATGAAATATCTGGTATTTGAGATTTATCCATTATATTATATTTTTTCATAAATGCTTCTTTTTCATCTAATGATAATAGTGTGTGTTTCGGAACTAAACTATGTTTTAAAATATTAAATTGTAGGCGTCTAATATTTAGTAAGGATACATAAATATTTTCGGAAACCCATATATCTTTAATATTTTCCATCATTGTATCATTTGGTTCATCTTTTATAATGATCATTAAATCGTCTTTTTTCTCTAAAATTGTTTCAATGTGAAATAAGTCCTCTACAATATCGTATATATTTTGCGGCTTAATTAGCTTATTAATATAAAATTTAACATATATTTTTTTTTTGGTATTATCATTTTCTAATAACATATCTAACTGATTGTTATCTAGCAAAATGCCTATTTCTGTAATCCCAAAATTTGAATATTTTGTTATATTAAATCCTCGCTCTTGCAAAATTTCTAATAAGATTTTGCGTGAATTATAGATGCTAATAATAAAGCTATTACTGTTTGTCATAATTAACTTATATTAATATATTAATTTTATTATATTTAATATCAATTATAATAAAAATAATATTTCATTTTTATTTATTTATTATTTTTCACTTTTTAAATAAACATTTTGAGAGTCTATAGCATGGGTCTTTGGTTGTTTTCATATACCATTGGATAAGGCATAATAACGCTTTGTTGCCGTTCAAAAAATTCTTTTAAATCTAATGTTCTAAGACTTGGAATAACCTGTTGACATGGAGTTTCTAAGTTTGTTGAACCAATACCTCTAAGTTGCGACTCAATATCTATTGCATTATTTGCTAATGCATCTCTCGAAATATGACTTGGAGTATAACCGATGGAAGGTATACATTCAGTTATTGGCCGGCCACTTGAAGAATGTAAATAAAGTTTTTCCCGTAGCAACTTTTCTTTATTCGATTTTTCTAAATTATAATTTAACTGACTATTTTTATTTCTTGTTGAAGTCATAGGGTTATTATATAATCTAAATTATTATTTATTTGTTTATTTGTTTATTTGTTTATTTGTTTTTGTTTAAAAATAAACAAAGTTTTAAAGTTTCTTTAAGTTGTTTTCATATATTAAACTAAATGCGTTTTAAAAACCCTTTTTTTGTTAAAATTTTGTGTGTGACCTTGTATGGTCTGTAAATTATAAAGGTTTTTATAGGTGCTTTTTTTTATAAAATATATTTTCAGGATTTTTTTCAAAAAAGGACATTTATAAATGTCCAATTTCATATATATCAACCCTTTATAGTATTTTTTAAAAAAAACCAGTTTAGACCATTAAGCTTTAAAAACTTTTAAAAACCTGTTTTTTTTCGCATCATAAATTTTCAAAAAAAACATATTATTTTGCAAAAATCATTTAGGGATTTTTTATGTATCATTTATATGGTATAAATGGGTACAAATATTTCACCCCAAAAACCCCGAAATTATTGTTGCGCCTTTTGTGACTTTATATCGTCTAATAAAAAAGATTACGGCAGACATTTATCAACCCAAAAGCATAAAACCCGACAAAAAGATATAAATGATACAAAAAAACCCCCTCAAAAACCCCAGACTTGTTACGAGTGTAAAATATGTAACAAGTCATATAAATATAGCTCGGGACTTTATAGACATAAAAAGAGGTGTATTGTCGATGAAAACACACATATAAGTTCAAATGATATTTTGAATAATCAGTTGGCTTTATCGAAAGAAATAATAATGAATGTTGTAAAGGAGCAACAAAATCAGATCAAAGAATTGACAGATACAATAAAAGAATTAATTCCAAAAGTAGGAAATAATATTACTACAACCAATCAAAAATTTAATATTCAAGTATTTTTGAATGAGAAATGCAAAGATGCTATTAGTATGAGTGATTTTATTAAATCAATAGAGGTTAGTTTACAACAGCTTGATTATACAAAACATAATGGTTTAGTGAATGGATTAAGCAATGTAATAATTGAAAACATAAACAAATTAGGATTTTATCAGCGACCTATTTATTGTACAGATATAAAACGAGAGTCTCTTTATATTAAGGAAGCTGATAGTTGGGAGAAAGATATAAATAAGGAAAAGATAAAACGAGCAATAAAAGATGTATCAACAAAGCAATTTTTTGCGCTAAGCAAATGGACAAAAGAAAATCCTGATTTTCAAAATAATGAAAATAAGCAAGACTATTATACCCATACATTAGTAGCAATAGCAAATAATAAGGAAAATAATGAAGATAAGATAATAAAGAAATTATGCACAAGCATTTACATAAAAGAATGATCATTGATTATTTGTGATTATATTTTAATAATAATGACAAATAATGACTAGACTATAATAAAATTAAATTCTTAAGTTCATCAAAATAAGTTTTTGATGTTTCTTTTTCTACTTCATTCTTTTTTTCACTTAAATATTTACATAAACATTTATGAAATACGTCAAAATAATCGTAACTAAAAAGAAGCTGAAATAGTGCATTACTATTACGACCATCGAGCATAAAAGCAATATTAGTGTCTTTATATTTTGTTTGCAATAATTTTAAAATAGCCTCTAACTCCGAGTTATTTTGTAAAAAAAATCCTATTTTATCAATATGCGTAGCCAATATCATACTATCATAATTAGCAATGTTAAGCGCCTGTAATAATTGTAGCTGATAGCATAAATTTCTATCATCGTCGTCGCTATGTAATTTATATGTAGTTAAGAATGTGTTATCATAATTTATATTATTTATGTTACTATAATAACTGCTAATAGCATTAGATAACATAATATATAATATATATTACAATTTTTATATTGAAAAAATATTATATATATTACTGATTCGTGCAATTAGCGCAACGAGCACCACCATAATGAGCACTATCAGTATCACTGTCGCTATAACTAGGGTTCTCCATATGTATCAGCGCAGCATCAGTGCGTGTAGCAATCTCTCGTTCTCTTATTATATTAGCTGCTAATTGTTGCTCCAATTCAAGCAATAATGCTCTATAATTAATACTATTATGCATATTTATCTTTGTTTGCGACTTACTAATTTGTTCTTCTAACATTTGTTTATGACCCCTTGTCATTCTAACGCTTGACCCGTCGCGTGCTGTTCTATTTATTAATTGTGCTTGTCTTTTTTCTATATAAGCACTAGCTTTTGCTATTTGTTCTGCTTCATATTTAGCCCAAATACGTACTTTTATAAGCCTATCCATAAAATCTCTTTCTGTTTTTTTTGGTTTGACAATAGTAGGGTTTTCATAATATAATATTTGCGTATTACATAATGGACAGCGAGGTATTAATTTATTAGCAGCCCACCTCTTAATACAAGAAGTATGAAATATATGCTTACAATGGTAAAGTGTTGTTGTAGCGGCTGGGTTTAACATAGGACCTAAACATATAGCACATTCATTTACATTTGGATTTGCTAGCGCGGTTCTATATGCTGATATAATTTTGCGTGTTGCTCGTTTTTTAGTAAAATTAGCTATATCTTTCTGTCTTTTTAATTTCTTTTTATATGATTTTTGGATAGTTTCAAGAATTTGTGTGCCTCTTGGATTTAAAGTCACTCTTTTCTTTTGAGACACAGCGTCTTTATTAGAGTTAGATTTGGGTTTTCTTGTAAATAATTTAGTTGTTTTATTTTTTACATTTTTCATAAAATCATATAGTGGCATATTATATAATATATAATATATTATAAAAAGATTTAAAGAATTACTAATGATGACTGCATTCTAAACAATGACCACCACCACCGTTTTGTAGTCTAGCTTGGCGTCGTATAATACGGTGTCTCTCCCATTCACGTTCTTGTTCATCCTCATCTTCAGCTTTCTCTCGTTCTTTTATTCTATTTTGTATTAATTCATTTTCTAATCGGCTTGCAAATGCGCTATAATTATAAGTACTATGAACATTTATAGTTTCATTTGCCTGAACTATTTGTTGCTTTAAATTTTCCATTTCCTTTCTTGACATTCTTGCATTTGAACCGTCTAGTGCTCGTCTTTTTTTTAGCGCTCTTCTAGACTCTCGTATAATAGAGTTAGCCTCGTCAATTTTGGTAACATCTTGTGCTGCTCGTTCTTGTACTGCTTTAAGCTTTCTGATGAACGCTTGTTGATTTAATGTTGGTCTTACAACAGTGGGGTTTTCATAATATAATATTCGTTTTGTACATAGAGGACAACGAGGATGAAACTTTGGTATAGACCAACTTTTAATACAAGAAGTATGAAATTTATGTTTGCAATGGTAAAGTGTTGTTGTAGCCGCAGGGTTTAACATAGGACCTAAACATATAGCACATTCTTCCAGATTTGGATTTGCTGACGCGCTTCTATAGGCACTCATAATTTTTCGCGTAGCTCGCTTTTTTGGAAAGTTTGCTATGTCTTGTTTATGCTTCAACCTTTTTCTATAGGATTGTTGAATTTGCGTAACAAGTTGCGTTTTAGGACTTGGTAGTAACATTTGTTTATATGTGTTTTTGTTTTTTCTTGTTACAAATCTAGTGCCTAATTTAGTGCCTAATTTTCTTGTTTTATTTCTTATAAAGTCATATATTGTCATATATAATATGGCAATATAAAAAATAATATAAATCTCTCTTTCTTCTATTTTCCTATTAATTGTTGCTCCAATTCGCGCGCTTGTGCTCTAAAATTATACCTATTATGAGAATTTATGGTCCATTGTGCGTCCTGAATTTCATCTTCTAATTTTTGTTTATGACCCCGAGTCATTCTTACGCTTGACCCGTCCATTGCTGTTCTATTTTTTAATTGTTCTTTATTACGCGCAACAATAGCGCTAGCTCTCTCAATTTCGGCGGTTTCACGTTCAGCCCATTTTTGCGTTTCTTTAAGTTTTTTCTTTAATGCTTCTCTCGATTTCAATCTTTTTCTGTATGTTCTTTGTATTTGCGTAACAAGTTTTGTTCTAGGGCTTAAAGACCGCGCTTTTCTTGTTAAAAATCTTTTTTTAAGAGCCTTAAATTTTCTAGTTCCAATATTTCTTAACTTTTTAGTTTTTTTAGCCATTGTGTTAAATAATGCCATATTATATAATAATAATAAAAAACTATTATAATAATAAAACAACTTAAACAATGTTTAACAAACTATATACACACATTTTCAAATAACTCCCTTATTGCTTATCTTGATTGCGTGCAAATTCGCGAGCACTCATACCGCCACGTTGCCAACCTTTCATAGCGTCGTCTTCAATTACATAAGCACTATTTGAGACAGTTTCTTTTAGACTATCAATTAGAGGATAGTTTTGATAATCTGAAAAGGATTGCTCCATTATATTATTAACTGTTTTTTTATTTAAATCAAATTGTCCAGTTCTTAATTGTGTTTCTATTGTGCAGTCTCCGTAGCCTTTTCCTAAATATGGCACAGTTACAAAGGGTCTTGTTACTAGCGATAATTTACAAGCAGGTCGCGAAATATGAGTATATTTTAAATCATTATTTGCCTCTATTGCGCATCCTTTTACGCCTCCTTCGTGAGAACCTTTATAGAAAACATTAGGTTGACTTAATGCAAAATCAATAGCGGTCGACATAGGACAAGCCGGATAAAAGTTTTCTAAATTATAATTAGCTTCATTCATATTTTGAATATTACGCTGATCAATTGCTGGATTATCATTGCCAATTCTAGACATAGAATCAAATGTATATGGATATGCCACAGTTGACGTCATTTATATGTATTTAATATATTATTTTTTTTAAATAATATTTTAAATTAGTTTAAATATATATAAATAAGTTTATTGATTGCTATTTCTAAAACACATCTCTACATCACCATCTTTACAGGAAGCCATATTACCATAGCAAAATTGCGCAAACTCTTTTTGATTATTAGGTACACGAGTATTTGCTGTACTATAAAATTGTCTCATTGAACATTCAAAATCAAATTTATCTCCTTTATCATCGAATAATTTTTTTCTAATAGTTTCATCATTATTAAAATTGTTAACTATGAAGTCTTGCGTTTCTTCATTTATTGCTTTTTCAACAGCCTTATTATATGCAGGAGCAGCTTCAAGACGATTTGGATTATCCTGTATTTCTGGTAATAATATATTCATAATCGGATTAGCAGTAGTTGGATTAGTAAAATTATGTTTCACTTTATCATACATATTTTCATTGCTAAATGTTTCCTTTATTTTTTGATTTAAATTATTATTATTTAAAATTTTATAAGTAATTATTAAAAAAACTATAGAAATAAATCCTGTAACAAGAATTTTATAATTGTTAGATAACAAAAAACCTGCTAAAGTTAATAATATAACTAACCTAGTTATTGCATTTAATTTTTGCTCTCGTGTCATCTCATCTAAAGGCCACAACTCTGTTATATAATTTTTGCTAAATAAAATAGTTGGATTATCTATCCAAAATAAAATATTTACACTGCTATCAATAATTTTTGATTTACCAACACAATTAGAATTAGAATTAGAATTAGAATTAGAATTAGAATTAGAATTAGAATTAGAATTATCTAATTTAATTGTTTTGGTAATAATATTATCTCCCAAAAATGTTTCGTCTTTCATTTGACCAGTATTTATTCCTATATATGTTTCGTTAGAACTATTAGCCATTATTTATTATATTATAATAACTTAATAATAAATTTTAATTATAATTTATTATTATAATATATATTGTATTAATAACACTTTATAAAGGTTATACTATTTATTTTTTTTATTAGCCTTTTTCTTATTATTAGAACTGCGTTTAGAATTGTCATCACTTGAACGAGCACTATTCATAGGTGTAGTATTACTAACTCCTTGCTTTTTAATAATATCTTCAATGAAACTTGTATTTGATTTCATCTCTTCCATTAATGAAGAGAGATTAGCTGTTATATCATTTAAATCGTTCTTATTAGCAGCATTAGTTGTATTAGTTGTATTAGAGCATTCTTTATTTGTTTCAGCCTTTTTCTTCATACGCTCTTTCATTTTAGACATTTTAACATTTTGCTCCATCATATTTTGAAAAGTATTCGGATTAATCTTTCCACCTTTAGGCATAAATTTGTCAAGGTTCATTGATTTTAAAATATCATTAAAATTATTCATACCAGGCATATTTTTCATATTTTTGAATATTTCAGTTGCTTCTTCTAATAATTCACTTTCTTTAATTGATCCGTCTTTCATTTTAGTATTTATTTTTTTATTAATATTATCAATAAGTCCCATCATTTTTGAAGGATTTTTCATAAAACCTTTTAAGATATCATTCATATCACCATTATTATCAATGTCTAAATCAAAGTCTTTTGACGCCTCCTCTGCAATTTCTTTAGCTAATGAACCTATTTTTCCATTTATTAAATTATTTAAATGCGAAAAAAGCTCTTCCTTATCCGGAATAGCATAATCATTATGCTTTGTATTTGTATTTGTATTTGTAGCATTATCACTAGCCTCTCTAAAATTATTTGATAAATCATTAAACATAGTATCAAACATTCCAAATGGACTTCCTGATATGTCAAAAAAACCCGACATATCAGGAATATCAGGAATATCCTCATTTGTTACATCTTCATCTTCATCATTGTTAACGCTAGATTTTGCTTTAGGACCTCTATTTTCTTTAAATGAAAACATATTACTTAATTCTTCAACAGTGCTTTGAATTTTAGCAGAAAAATTGTTACTATCAATAATTTTAAGCAATTCTAACGAATCTCCGAAAAATGACACATCATCTATAGAGGTTATTATATTAAATAATATTAGTTGTAAATATTTCCATAATGTTTGCTTTGTTTGCGCACTAGTATCATCATAATATAGCTCTGAAAATTCAATGTCTGGTAAAAACATAGTGCAAATAACACTATTATTTGTAGCTTTAACATTTGCTTTATTTAAAAAAATATCTTCATTTTGGTATAATATATCAATACTTCTTACCGCAAAAGTATGTTTACAATATTCATAAACATTATTTAATGAGGTCATAAAATCAATACTTATACTACTTAATTGAATAGCATTAACATATTCGTCAGCATTCATATTTTCCTTATAATTAGGCAAACAATAATGAATAATACACTGATAGTCTTTATTATTAGTAATTAGCGAACCAACTTTATCATTAAAACTTGTGTTTAAATCCATAATTAAATCCTTGAAAATTTTATAAAAGTTAATAAGTGTAATAGCATTTTCATTAGTCAATGTAAAATTAGCTTTCTTAATTTTAGTAGTGTCTTCCGAAGTTTGATGTAAACAATCTTCGCTATTAATTTTACTTGTCATTAATAAGTAAAATTAATATAATAACTTTAAATAATAAAATTAACTATTTAATTAACTATTAAATTAATTAGTTAATTAAATAGTTTATTTATTGGTTTATTTAATAAATTTAATAAAGAAAAACTATATAACATTTCTTTCCTGCTCTAAATTTTTTACATTTATTTCTCCTATTTTATCTGGAATATAATCATCAGGTGGAGTTTCTATTTTGTCTGTATAATCTATTGTAGCATAACTATATAATTGCCTTAATCCGCCACTCCCTTTTGCTGACAGCTCATCGCTATTTTGGTCTAAATAACTAAAATTATCTGAAACAACCCCACTCGATAATAAATCAAATTTAAAGGCAGATGGTTCTCCATTATAGTTAGTAGCTTTTTGAACTGCCATTTGCTGAACCGGCTTTAAATAATTCATTATGTTGTCGCCATATAATATTTTATAGTTATCATTTATAATCATTAACGCAGGAACCGCATTAATAGTATTTGGAAGTAAAATTTCTTGGTTGTTTTCTAATACAACATAAGTAGTATTATTTCTAACTATTCGCTTATCAATACATATATAATGAATATCATTTTTAACACTCGACTTTGATAATATTAATAATAATTTTTTACAATTTTCACAATGATTACTATAATATAATATACAACTCATATTATAAAGTTTATATTAATATTTTTATTAATAATTCTTAATATTATTTTTATTTATAATATATATTTTTCTTATAAATAAAATTGATTTCTAATATATTATATTACTTTTTATATCATTAATCAAATAATCCAATAATCCAATGCTAAAGACACAAATGCTTAATGAAAAAACTAATTATGAGCCCCATCTTAACATTGAACTAATGACGGGTTCATTTGTAGAAAGTCAATATAAAAAGATATGCGCTCAAGCTGTATACGAAGCATATTTTAATGAAAAAGAAATTCTAAATTATTTGATGTATAGACTTAACACAGATTGTGAGGCATTTATTCAAGGGTTTCCTCTAGTTCTTGATTATATTGAATATATTAAAACTGCCCGTATTGTAACTTGTGAAAATATTCCTGTGATTACGTATGTATATAATACATTACTACGTGAGCCAGGAGATAAGGAGCTAACACCAGACGACGATGTATCACTAATCCTTAATAATATTCAATGCTTCTTTGATATTGATGAGGACAAACTTGTTAATGAGCTATTGGAACTAATTAATGACAAATTTGTCATTAATGGTTAAGACAGCATAAAGCATAGCTATTTCAAATTTATAATATTTTTTTTTTACATAAATTCATAACATAATTTGCTACAATAATAGAATTTGCTTTGCTTCTTATAAAATAAAATATTGAAATTATATTTTTTTTGACATACATGACATATAATGTTTGTATTAGCTAATATAATATCTTGTAGCTCAATAGGTAACTCGCTAATCATAGACAAATATATCTATTAATAAATCTCTAAATATAAATCTATAAATCTATAAATCTATAAATCTATAAATCTATAAATCTATAAATCTATAAATCTCTCTCATTTATCAAATTTATATTAAATATTTTGAGAGGAACTCTTTTGGGTATTTTTAGTTAAAAAACACTATACAAATAAAATATAGAAATAAATTAGTTATATAGTATATAACTAATATGGCTAAATATATTTGCGAAAAGTGTGCAAAATCTTTTTCTCAAAAATCACACTACAACAAACATATTAGTCGTAAAAATCCTTGTGAAATACAAACAGACAAAATCAAGGCACTAATAGATAAAGCAGTAGATGCAAAATTGACCGAATTGAATATAAAATTGAAAGTAAATAATATTGAAAGTAATATTACAATTAACATGACAGAACAAATGGATACTTCGAAAATGAGTAAATTAGAATTATTAAAGAAATGTGAAGAACTTGGATTTACAAAGTGTAGTTCAAAAAATAAAGCACAATTAATAGAAGTTATTAAGTCCAATCATAAAATAAATAATAATACAAAAGATGTTACTAATGAAATGTCTACATCTATTATTGAATCAATAAGCGAAAATGCGACAATAAGCGAAAATGCAAGACCAACCATTAATTTAATTAAGGGTGATTGTCTAGTTGAAATGGCAAAAATAAAGAGTGGTTCAATAGATATGATATTATGTGATCTTCCTTATGGTATAACAAAAAACGAATGGGATATAATTATTCCATTTGATAAATTATGGGAACACTATAATAGAATTATAAAGGACAATGGGGCAATCATATTATTTGGCTCTCAACCATTTACATCATTAATGATTACAAGCAATTTAAAAAATTTCAGATATTGTTTAGTATGGGAGAAAAATAAATTTTCAGATTTCTTAAATGCAAAAAGAAAACCGATGAAAACCAATGAAGACATTGCTATATTTTATAAAAAACAACCTACATATAATACACAATATTGGTATTCAACACCATATACACGATGGAATACACAGTCGGCAGTTGATAAACAAACTAATTACGGTAATCACAAAGAAAACTTTGTTGAAAGTTTGGATGGAAAAAGATTACCCACTACTGTATTAAAGTTTAATCGTATTGAAAGACCAAAACATCCAACACAAAAACCTGTTGATCTATTAGAATGGTTGATAAAAACATATTCTAATGAAGGAGAAGTAGTATTGGATAATTGTATGGGTGTTGGTTCAACAGGCATTGCCTGTAAAAATTTAAAAAGAAGCTTTATTGGTATTGAATTGAATGATGTTTATTTTGATATAGCAAATGAATTGATTCATAGTTAAATAGGTCCTAATCCTAATATAAATATAAAATCAATAAATTTAGTTAATACATCTTTATTTATTGTTTTTTTATGTTTCATATCATAAATTGGTTTTGATGATGTTCTTTTTCCATCTAGTAAATAAAATATTTCATCGCAAATATTTTCATTTATAAAATCTGTAAATATTTTAGTATCTTCAGCAATACTATTTTCTAAAGTAAAGATACAATTCTTTACATTATAATCAAATTTTTTAAACATTTTGAAATCATCACACGCACGAACATAATAACAACTATCTAAATAGGCTTTACATTCAATAACCGCAATAAATATTCCATTCAGATAAATATGAACATCCACTTGATGCTCTTTAGATACTTCTTTTCCATCTGCTAGATTTATTGTTAAAAGCTTTTTGTCATCATTTCCGCGTCTGGCGTGTAAATCTATATTTAATAGTTCTCCAATTTTATTTATAGTTGTGCGAACAAATGTCTCAATATCAGAACCCCTCTTTTCTCGCATTTTGCCACCACTGCAACCATTAGCATTGCTTTTACCCCATTCATCTATAATATTAGATATTTCAATTTCAGCCCATTCAAGTACTGTTTTTTTAATTTTATCGTGTTGAGAATTCATTCTTGATTCTTGATTGTTGAATAAATATAAATAAATATAAATAAAATTTTAATTCAATTTTATTTATCTTTATATTGTTTTAGTTTATATTTTTCAGATTGTAATGAGAAATATTAAAATACTACAGATTTTGTTAAATAAAGCCATAAGAAAATTCCAATAAGTGCCTTTGCTATTAAGTCCAAAATGTTATATCCAATCATTTTAGTTGTTTCATTTGTGTGATAAAATAGTCCATATAATGACCATGTTCCTACAAATATCCAAAATATGAATTTGGATTGGAACGTTATTTTTGAACCTGTCATAAAAAGCTTCCAAATTGTTCCATATGTTAGAAATAAGAATATAAAACTAATAAAACTTGCTATATTTCTATTTAATAGTCTAACTTCACCAATATATCCAAATGCTAACATTGCAAAATTAAAAAATAATGTTAATAAATATGGTTTAAACTTAACTAATACTTTATTTTCATAACCTAATACCATAGAGAGAACTAATAACATTAAAGGTGTCGTAATAGCCCAATCAATATAGCGCATATTATTAATTTTTTCTATAGGAATAACATTTAATACTTTTTCTTCTTTTAGCTTATCTTTTTCTAATTTTTCCTTTTCCGACTTCTTTATTTCTTCTATAAATATTCCATAAAAATAAGACGCTATAATGGAAATACAAGTTTCTAAATTCAAAATATGGCGAACTTGTGGTATAGGGCTTCGTAATGCTTCAATAAGTGTTATTGCAGTGGTAGTAAGTAAAAATACATACGTAATATAAAAACTGTTTATTGCTAAAGTTACATTCATAATAACAAGTGTATTTATAATATATTATAAAATATTATATACTATTATTAATTGTTATATAATATTAATCATTTTTATTATCATTTTTATTATTATTTTTATTTTTTAGAAAAATAAAAATAAGAACATTAACAGTAAAATATATTATTTAATTGCTGTATGCTAAACCACCCATACCCGACATAATGCGGAGAACGTTGTAGTTAACCGCATATACGCGGACCTTCGCGGTAGAAACACCCTGAACAGTCGCGTTCGAAAGAACTAGCTGTAGAGTGGCGTTGTCAATGCGCGAGAAATTGCAGGTTCCCGAAGGCTGGTGTTCTTCCGGTCTTAGAGCGAACGAGTAAACATTAATACCGGTGTCGGGAGCACGGGTGTGGTGCTGGAATGGCTGGACGAGGTCGAAGTATGTGCCTTCACGTTCCGAGAAACGATCCTGGCCGTTAAGCTGTAATTTAGCAACTACAACTGGATTTTCACCCCAGCAATGCATATCTAACGCGGTTTCAGCTAAAACGAATGTGCCAGCATCCGAAACACCCGATTCAGTCATATTATTTGGACCAGTTGATGTTACAAAGCCAGTTGTAGGTACTAATGGACTAGAGAATGGGTCTTCAAATCTCGATGAACCATTAATGAACGAGCCGCTGTTGACAAGGGTCTTCGCGCCGAAGGCATGAATAGCGTTGGGTAACGCATCTAGCGCATCAGTGTAGTTGAATGGTTGAGCACCTAGCAAGTGATTTAGCGAATGGTTGCTTGTGAGCGACGCGCAATAATCAACATTTACATCGGGCTGAACAACCCAGATTAATTCTTTGCACGGGTGATTTAAATTCAATTTGATCTTGTTAGATGATGAACCAACCGACTCATCACCAGTGAATTGAAGCTGTTCAATCAAGTATTCGTGGGGATTTTGCGCCATACGTCTGCGCTCATCGGTGTCTAAGAAAATGTAATCAACAAAGAGCGAGGCAGCCGCTAGCGACTGCTTGTATGCATTTGTAACTTTGACACCTGTACCGGTGATGTCAGTAACAGCCCATAAGCACTCTTCAATATTGCGAATGTCTAAATTAATCTTTACTTCGTGGTACTGTAAAGCAATTAATGGAAGAGCTAGACCGGGGTTACGGCAATACCAGAACTGTAGGGGAACATATAGAGTTGTTTCGGGTAGAGCATTGCGGGGAGCGCACACCTGACGAACACCATCGGCGGAGCAAGGGCCATCAACATTGGCGAAAGTGGGGTCGCAAATGTATGTTAATTGGGTGGTGTTGCCAATCATTTTGTAGTAGCCACGTTCTTGCTCTTTCGATA